GGTGACGGAGGTATCTTGGTAGGTAGTGGTTCAGCGTTTAGTGCATCGGCATTTATATTTGATGACTCGGAAGACAGATGGGGTGTTCAGATTGATACTCAATTAGGTTCAACGGCCGCAACAGCAGCTCCGGAAGCATACGCAAGTTTATATGTTTTAACTGCAAACACAGGTTCATCTACATACGCAGTTAAAGGTAATATAAAGATTGATGACGGAACTGGGGATATATTTATATACTCGTAAAAATTAATTAAAGGGTTATTATGGGAATAATGGACAAGTTTGAAGATGAAAATAAAGGTGTCAACTTAACAAAAGATGAAACAGAATTTCTTTTGTTCTTGATACAAGAAAGTATGATACCAGGAAAAAAACTACTTGAAGCAGTTAAAGTAGTTGAAAAACTTCAAGACAATTATAAAAAATTAAGTAAATAACTTATTGGCCTTGATGTGGCAATCAAGGAAGTGGGCCGAAAAGGTAACCAACCATAAGGAGATAAAATAAATGCCAAGTTGGAAAAAAGTCATAGTTAGTGGCAGTAATGCCAATCTAAATCAAATAACCGCATCCGGTATTTCTATCGGTTCAGACGGTATCGATTCATCAGGAGATATTACACTTGACGGAGATGGTGGAGACATCATATTAAAAGATGGTGGGACAGAATTTGGTAGGTTCACTAATTTTTTAGGTTCTCTTACAATCAAAACCGGTACAAGCGGAACCGCTGCGATAATAATAGACGGAGATGGAAACCAAATATTAGGTGGAGACATATCATCAAATCACGATATTTCCGCAGACACAGGTTCATTTAATAAAATTTCAGGTTCATTAATAGAATCAACTGGTGATTTTACACTTGATTCATCAGGGGATATTATTCTTGACGCAGACGGAACAGATGTCATATTAAAAGATGGTGGAACTTCATTTGGTAGTTTCAAAAGAGTATCATCTGATTTCGTAATCAAATCAGAAACTCAAGATAAAGATATAGTATTAAAAGGTAATGATGGTGGTTCAACCATAACCGCACTTACATTAGATATGTCCGAGGGTGGAAATGCACAATTCTTAAAAAATATTTCAGGTTCTCAAATAGAAGCAAGTGGAGATGTAATCGCATTCGGTTCATCAGACGAAAGACTTAAAGACAATATAAAACCAATCACAGAACCATTATGGAAAGTAAGTCAAATTGGTGGTTATACATTTGATTGGAACGAAAAACAAGATACATACAAAGGACACGATGTTGGTGTTGTAGCACAAGAAATACATAAAGTATTACCAGAAGTTGTAGCAGAAAGAAGTAATGGATACCTTGGTGTTAAGTATGAAAAAATCGTTCCATTATTAATCGAATCAATCAAAGAATTAAATAAAAAAATAGAACATATTGAAAAAAATTGTGATTGTTTGAATAAATAAATTGATATTTATTACTAACCAAAACAGGAGTTATAATGGCTAAAAAATCAAATATTGTTAAATTACCAAAAGAAACTATGGACGAACTTTTGAATATTCGTAATCAATATTCATTAATTCAAATGAAATTTGGTGAATTAGACATACAAAAAATTAATTTAGAAGATAAGTTAAATACTTTGGAACAAAATAAAGTATTAACTGAAGATGAGTATAGAAAAAATATTAAACGAGAAAGTGATTTTATTGATTCACTTACGAAAAAATATGGTGCAGGAAGTTTAGATTTAGAAAAAGGTGTGTTCACACCTTCAAAATAATTTACCAGCACGATACATTTTGAACTTTTAAATTGATATTTATACTTACGATATAACCTAATTAGGAGAAACATAATGGCTGAAAGAATAGTCAGTCCTGGAGTCTTTACAAGAGAAAAGGATTTAACTTTCTTACCACAAGGAATAGGTGAGATTGGAGCAGCATTAATCGGACCAACCGATTTTGGGCCAGCATTCGTTCCAACTATCATCAGAAACTTTGGTGAGTTTGAAACAACTTTCGGTAAAGAAACCGGAGACTTTTATGTTCCTTTCACTGCGAAACAATATCTTCGTAATGCAGGAACATTAACAATCGTACGTGTTTTAGGATTAGGAGGATATACAAACGATAGTGTTTCACTTGTTTTAAGTGGTTCATATGGAGCAAGAGTAGCAGCAGTTCTTAAACCTTCAAGAGGAGCAACAGACGCTCAAATAGCAGGGCCTGGAAGTGCATCTATCGATATGGGTATTCCATCATCAAGTGCCTTTACATTAAAACTTGACACAAATAATGACGGAACAAAAGAAACATTTAATCTTTCTTTTGACACAAGTTCTGCAAATTATATAGCGAAAGTGTTTAGTGAAAGTCCACAGGATAATGAGAAAGCAGTATATGTATATTCAAACTTCCAAAACATACAAAATCAAGCAGGTGCAAATGATTTTGTAGCAGTTCAAAGTTCATCAACAACTGATGGATTTAGTTTTGACTACAAAGAAGCAGCAACACCAGCAATTACATCACAATTAGTAAATGGTTCAAGAACAGATTTATTTAGATTAAAAACATTATCACACGGAAGTAATGTCAATTCAAAATACAAAATTGGTATTTCTGATGTTAAGAGAGCAGCTGATGTTGCTGGTAGTGATTATGGTTCTTTTGCATTACAAGTGATTGTAAATAATCCGGGTCAAAATGACGACGGAACAATATTAGAAAACTTCTCAAATTTAAATTTTGATGAAACTTCTGATAATTATTTACTAAAAGTTATTGGTGATAGATATATCACTATTGACTCTAATGGTAAATTAACAACAAATGGAGATTATCCAAATCAATCTAAATACATTAGAGTAACAGGGCCAAGCACTGATGATTTAAGTAATCTTCCAAATCTAGCAAAAGAGTTAGTCCCTATGGGATTTGGTAAAGTTTCTTTACCGCACGGAAACGGATTAGCAGGAACACCAAGTGGTAGTACCATTTCATCTGCATTCCCAACCGCATCCTTCAAAACAAGTCAGGTAAACGCAAGAGATTCATTTGACCAAAATGTTTATTATGGTTTTGACTTTGCAAACAAAGACAATCAGAATTATCTCGCACCATTACCAACAAGTGCAGGAGTAGGAAATAATGTTACTATGAGTTTAGAAAATCAATTAGGACACGCTGACGCATCTACATTAGGTAGTACATACGCAGATGGTTCAACATTGATTTCTTTAACAAATTCTGCATTAGGACAAAGAAAATTCATTGTTCCTTTCCAAGACGGATTTGACGGAGATAATCCAGCGACAGAACACAAAAGTGGTACAAATATCGCTGGTTCAAACACACAAGGATTTGATTTAAGTTCAGCAACCGCAACCGGTTCATTAGCTTACAAACGAGCAATTAACTCTATTTCAAATCCAGATGAGTATGATATTAACTTATTAGCACTTCCAGGTGTTATACACCAACTTCACTCAAGTGTTACTAACCACGCCATTGACAAGATTGAAAGTCGTGCAGACGCATTCTTTATTATGGACGGTTCACAATACGGAAGAACAATTCAAGGTGCAATAGATGATGTTAAGACATTAGATAGTAATTATGTTGCAACATATTATCCTTGGGTTAAAATTCTTGACGAAGTGAAAAACAAACCTACTTGGGTTCCACCTTCAGTAGTTCTACCAGGTGTTTATTCAAACAACGATAGAATTGGACAAGAGTGGTTCGCACCAGCAGGTTTAAATCGTGGTGGTTTAACAGAAGTGTTAGAAGCTCAAACAAGATTAACTAACTTGGAAAGAGATGATTTATACGAAAATCGTATTAATCCTATCGCAACTTTCCCTGGACAAGGTGTAGTCGTGTTTGGACAAAAAACTCTACAAGGAAAACCAAGTGCATTAGATAGAGTTAATGTAAGAAGATTGTTGATTAACTTAAGAAAGTTTATCGCATCATCTTCAAGATTCTTGGTTTTTGAACAAAATACAACAGCTTTAAGAAATCGTTTCTTGGGTATTGTAAATCCTTATTTAGAGGAAGTTCAAGCAAATTCAGGACTTACAGCGTTCAGAGTAGTTATGGACGATTCTAACAACACACCAGATGTTGTTGATAGAAACCAATTAGTAGGACAGATATTTATCCAACCTACAAGAACAGCAGAGTTTATTGTATTAGACTTTGTAGTTCAACCAACAGGAGCAGCATTCCCAGAATAATAGGTAAAACTATTTTATATCAAAAATGTAGAAAAACCCCCGAGATTCGGGGGTTTTTTGTTCAAGGAAACAAATAGGTTCTAAACGATTACGATATTAACACCTATTTTGGATAAATCGCAAAGGTATCTGCATATTCAGCCAAACAATTATATTGACTTCTTACATAACCATATTGTGGCTTACTACAACCACGATACCTAATTCTATAATTACCAGTCATCATCATTTCTCTAATAACTGGATTCCACCTTAATCTCATAGGAATACCTTTGTAAAGAGCTACTTCACCAGGAGTGGTGTTGTCATAATTTTCAAGATTTAATCTTGGTTGATTCTGATTAGCTTCATACAATTCCATAGGATTGTATGCATATTGATAGACATTCATTGTAAATGTCCTATTGTCAAAACCAAAACATCTTGGAACAAGAGTATCTTGGTAATCTCTCATATAAATTCCTTGAGTATCAGTTGTAATTTCCATATTTTCCATTTCGTTTCCTTTTATATTGTTATCAATCATACTATAATATACTAAATCTTTTTGTAAAAGTCAAGTATTTTTTTAATTAATTTTCTTCGTCTTCTTCGTGGTTATCTCTTTCGTAAACTTCTTCTTCACAATCATCGCAAAGGAAAAATCCACCAGTTTCAACACCACATTCTTCACATATTATCTCATCAATCATACTATAATATACGAATAAAAAATGACAATGTCAAGTAAAAACTTCAAAAAAACTTCTAAAAAGATATGACCATAACCTAACACTTTTTTTGATTTTATTATATTTATTACTGAAGTAAAAAATTTATAGGAGAAATAAAGTGGCATTTTTAGACCCGAACGAAATATTCTTTACACCATTTGAACCTAAAATGAAAAATAGGTTTATTATGGAAATAGATGGTATTCCAGCATATTTAATCAAAACAATGGCTAGACCTTCAGTTAGCTTTGAATCAGTTACTCTTGACCACATCAATACAAAGAGATATGTAAAAGGAAAAGCAACTTGGGCAACATTAGAAATAACTCTATACGACCCAATCGTTCCAAGTGGAGCACAAGCAGTAAACGAGTGGATTAGATTACACCACGAAGCAGCAACTGGTGTTGACGGATACTCTTCTGAATACAAAAAAGACATTACTTTTAATGTATTGAGTCCTAATGGAGAAAGAGTTGAACAATGGGTTCTAAAAGGTGCATTTATTACAACAGCAAACTTTAATACATTAGATTACGCATCTAATGAAGTAGTTGATATTAATCTAACACTACAATACGACTACGCTATATTAGAGTTTTAGGAGAAAAATTATGTGGGCAATATTTAAAGACAATAATGAATATAATGAGAAATCAATAATTGGTTTCGGTGCATTCACAATTATGGTTTTGTTTGCATTTGCAGATGTTGTTACTGGACTTATGGGTAAAGATTTAGTTATCAATGATGTGGTATACAATTCTTTCCTATTCACTACATTAGGTAGTTTCGGTATCGCAGGTGCAGAAAAAGTTTTAAAAAAATAATAAGTTATTAATCTTAATTAATCAAGGAGTAAATAATGGCTGAAAGTCAGTATGGGTTTCCTACTGAAGTTCTATCTTTACCATCAAACGGATTAGTTTATCCGGAAGATAGTCCTTTGCGTAGTGGAACTATTGATGTCAAATATATGACAGCAAAAGAAGAAGACATCTTAACATCAAATAATTTAATTGAACAAGGACAAGTAATTACTAAACTTTTAGAAAGTGTAATTGTATCCAAGGGAGTTAAATTAGATGATTTGTTAATCGGTGATAAAAACGCAATAATGGTCGGAACCAGAATTTTAGGGTATGGTGCAAACTATGACATATCTTTAACTGACCCCGATACACAAGAAAAAGTAGAATATACCGTAAATTTGTCTGAACTAAAAAATAAACAAATAGATGAGAGTATATATGAAAACGGAAATCTTTTTTCATTTGAACTACCTAATTCAAAACGAGTTTTAGAATTTAAACTTCTAACTCACGGAGATGAATTACAAATAGATAAATCATTAAAAGATTACGAAAAGGTCGAGAAACTCACAGGAGTATCTAATGAACTTACCACAAGACTTAAACATCAAATACAATCAGT